GCTCCCGCCACATCGAAGGGGGCCACCGTTACGCTCACCCATCAATCCAACGGCGGTTTTCCGTTGGCGGCCGTGAAGTTCCTTGTCACAAAGGTGGCCAAGACTGAGCCGCTCGATGGCATCATCAACTACAGCGTTTCGCTCACCCGCGCCCGCCAGTCCTAACTCCCCGGAGGCATCATGCCATCTCTCGGCTATCAAGCAGGCACGCCTACCGGAGCCGTGGGCGCGACAGGAATAATCTCCGTCACCTGGACGGAGGAAGTCGCTCCGGTTGACGTCACGCATCGCGGCGACTCCACGGCCAGCGGCCCAAACTACAAGGTTTCCACCGGCGGCTGGGCTACAAACACCGCCGAAATCGAGTGCTACGATGCCTCGGCCGTGATCGCCGATCTGCGTGCCGCAGGCTCCGGATTCACCGCGACGAAGGTGAGCGAGAATTCGCCGCTTGATGGGGCCGTCAATTTCACGGTTACCGTAAAGCAGATGTGAGGTTCGCATGGCGATCTCACTCGGCAGAAATTGCTCTCTCGCGTTTGGCGGCACCGCTGTGCCTGGCGTTCGCGATGTCACGATCGACACGCAGGCCAGCACGATCGAAGTCGATCAATTCGGCAGCCGCGTGAATTCCGTGTACCAAACGGGGTACAGCTTCACCATGACGGTGGAGACAATCGATGACACGGTGGCGGACGCGGCGCACACGGCACAGTATTCCGGTGCGATCTCTGCCGTCACCGCTACCGGCCTCCCCGCTGGCCTGTATTTCGTCGTGGCCGGCGTGAGCGATGCGCAGCCGCTCGACGGTGTGCGCGTGTTTTCAATTGAGCTCAAACAAACACTCTACGGATTGAGGCAGGAGACATTTTGAAAGCTTTTAAGGACACGCTCGGCCGTGAATGGAATCTTGCTCTCACCACCACCGCGGTGATGAGGATCAGAGACTCCGTCACCTACTCCGAGATTGGCGAGGACGGCAAAGCCACGGAGCGGCCGCTGGATCTCGGCGATGTGCAGACGGCGAATCAAGCGTTGACGCTCTTCAGGAACCATTACACGAAGCTCGTGGAGGTTCTCCGCGTTGCGCTGGTGAAGCAAATTGAGGAGCGGCATCTCACCAGCGATGAGTTCGCGGACGGCCTTTCCGGCGATGCGTTTGAATCAGCACGCGAAGCCTTTGAGGGAGAGCTCATCGCTTTTTTCCCGAAGCGCCGCCGCGAGCTGCTCGAGCTCGTGACGGCGGAGATGGAGAAGGCGGATCGAGCGGCGATGGGGAACGCGATGGACACGCTCGCGAAAGCATCTGGCCTGCCGTCTGGGAAGCCGCCGGAATCGTCGGCGTCCATCCCGGCGAATGGACTTTCCGAGAGCTTTTCCTCGCTCGCGACGGACGCACAGACGCAGAGTGGTGGCACACCGCTCACCTGATCGCACTGATTGAAAACAAGACGCTAAACAAAGGCGATAGGCCGGTGAAGGTGCATGAGAGGCACCCCAACGGCGCGAAGTATCGTCCGAAGCCACGCAAGGCAACACCCGCTGATCTGGAGAGGCTCTTCGGCCGAAAAGCATGAGCGCATCCGCAATCAGAATGGGCCGGGCGTATGTGGAAATCGGCGCCGACTCGCGCAAATTCTTTGGCGCGTTGTCGAAAGTCAACGGCGCCGTAAAGGCGATGGGAGCGAGCATCGCCTCCGCTGGAGCGAAGCTCACGGCCGCGGGTCTTTCCGCCTCGGCACCGTTCGCAGCCAGCATCCGCTCCGGTGCGGCATATCAGGATCAGCTGCTCGGCATCAAGGCCAGTACGGGTGCCACGGCCGATCAGCTCAAGACGGTAGATGAGGCCGCGATGCAGATGAGCCGCGACATGGGCCTCGGGCCAAAGGCGATTGCGGAATCGTTCCTCGCTCTGCTGAAGGCCGGTATGCCTCTGGAAAAGGTGCTTGGCGGCGCCGGTGCGGCGGCTCTGCACTTTGCGAAAGTCGGTAGCCTCGAATTCACGCAAGCCGCGGAAGTCATGTCGGACGCAATGAACGCGTTCAAGGTGGACTCAAAGACAGCCACCAACGTGATCTCATCCGCTGCCGACTCCTCCAGCACATCGATTGAGCAAATGGCGTGGAGCTTCTCAATGGCCTCGGCCGCAGCCGGCCTCGCCAATCAAAACATCCAAGACACGGCCGCGGCTCTCGCGATCATGGCAAACAATGGCGTCAAGGGCTCGGATGCCGGCACATCGCTCAAGACAATGTTTCTGCGGTTGATGGCTCCCGTCGATGAAACGATTGGCGCCATGCAGGAAGTCGGCCTTACAGTCGATTCATTTAGGGATTCGTTCGGCAAGATGCTGCCGCTGGTGCAGATCATCGACAGGCTCAACGGAGCGATGAGCAATCTGGATCAGAAAGCCAAGGATGACATCATGCGGCGGATCTTTGGTGCGGACGCTCTGCGTTCCGCCGCGATCCTTGGCACGGCCGGCCGTGAAGGCTTCCAGCGGATGGCCAACAGCATGGAAGGTGCCATGCCGATCGGCGAGAAGTTCAACGTGCTGATGAGCGGCCTATCCGGCGGCGGCACCAAACTCTTCGCCAGTCTCGAACGTCTGGCAATCGCTGTTTCTACCGCCCTGGCTCCCTCGCTCACCGCAGCGGCCGCCAGCATCGGCGATGTGATTGATCGCGTGGCTGCGTGGGTGACGGAGAACCAGGCGGCGGTGCTGATGGCGGCAAAGGTGGTGGCTGCTGCGGTGGCGATCGGTGCGGCTCTCACGGTGGTGGGCGTGACGATGGCCGGCATCGGCGCCGCTGCTGGCGTGGTGATCTCGGCCGTTGCCGGGCTTGGCAGCCTGCTGGCGGCCACGGGATTCGCTGGCCAAGCGGCATTGGCGTTGATTGCCGGCGGAGCGGCACGCGTCTTCTCCGATTGGCTGATGGGCCAGAAGGCTGTAGCCGATGCCGTGGAGCCGTGGTTGGCTCTGCTCCAAAATTCGTTTTTTGGAGCCTTTTCGGCGCTTGAGATCGGTTTCGTTCGCACGATGGACGCGATCCAGCGAACGGTGCTCACCGTTGGTGCGGTGATCTCTGGCGCCTTCGATAATCTGCTCAATCCGTTTTTTGAAACGCTTGATCAGTTGCGGATTGAGCTCGCCACGCTCCGCATCGGGTTCGGCGGGACAACTGAAGAAACGCGGAAGAGGGCCGCAGAGCTCAACCAGACAAAAGCAGAGGTCGCTGCGGCCCGCAAGGATAGGGCGGAGAATACCGGGATCGCCAATCGGCTGGCTGCGATGCCGGCCTCAAAGGTTTCCGGCGAGGTGGCGCAGATCCACGCCAATCGGATCGCGGCTAGGCAATCGGTGCTCAACGGCGTGGAGGAGCGACGCAAGGAGCGTGAGCTGGCAGCTGCTGCCGCAGCCAAACCTGCTGAGATGGTGGCGGAGGCGATCCCGCGTGCTCTGGAGGCCAAGCTCCCGCCGATGCTGCAACACGAGATGGCGCCGGACACTGGCGGCATTGCGGCCGCGGCCGAGATGCAGAATCAATCCGTCGGATCATTCTCTGCTCTCAACGCTGGCGGCATGGGATTTGGTTCCTCAATCACGATCCTCAAAGATCAGCTTGAGGTGCAGAAGAAGATGGTTGTAGCTCTCGAAAGCATGGGGCCATACGTAGCATGACAGTCACATGGAGCGGCACATACACCTGGACGGGCACGCCGGCCCTCACGTGGATTGAGGACAAGGAAAGCCGCAAGAGCACGATCGTGCGGCTCGGCCGTAAGGCGCCGTCGTCCTACCTCAAGAGCTACAAAGTTTTCGGCACCAGCGACGATCAGCTCCTCCACGCCGATTGCAACGGCTACATCTCCAACAGCCTGCAATACTGGAACTATCCGACGATGGGCGGCGCCGCGAGCTTCAAGCTCCGGGCCGAAAGCTATTCCACCGACTACCTCGGCGATGAGTGCTTCAAGGTAACGATTCAGTACGAGAAGGCGGGAGCGGACGATCTCACCGTCGAGGCTCCGGCTCCGCTCCGCCGGACGCGGCAATTCGACACCTCGGGCGGCACGGCTCACATCACGCAGGCCAAGAGCGAGACGGCCTACGCTCTCGCTGGAGCCACCGCCACAGCTCGGAAGTCGGCTATCAACGTCAACGGCGATCGCGTGGACGGCGTTGATATCGTTGAGCCAGCTCTCTCGTGGACGGAAACCTACGATGTGCCGTCGGCCTACGTGACAAGCGCATACATCAAGACGGCAGCCTCGCTCACAGGCACCGTAAACGATGCCGCCTTCCGCACCTTCGCCGCCGGCGAGGTTCTCTTCCTCGGCCTATCAGGCAGCCAAGAAGCGGACGCCCAAAAGGGCAATGGGCCGTGGAGCCTGTCCTACAAATTCGTGGCCTCGCCAAATGCCGGAGCCTCCGGCACGATCCCGGCGATCACCGTCGGTGATATCACCGGCATCGAGAAGAAGGGGCACGATTACATGTGGGTGAATTACCAGCAGGAGGCCAACAGCACCACCAGCCAGCTCTACGCAAAACCAATTGAGGTGTACGTCAACAAGGTCTACCGCGATAGCAGCTTTTCGTCGCTTGGCATCGGCACCACGGGGGTGACGTGATGCCACGCAATGACGGCAAGCTTGAGCCCGGCCAAAAGCTCAACGGGGCGATCACGGCCCGCTCTTGGAATCGGATGGTGGACGCGGCCGAGATCGTGCTCGGTGCTCCACAGGATTTTTCCGCCGATGGCGTCCAGGGGCCGGCCGCACCAAATCACACCATCCTCTGCCGAAACGACTCCGGGGCCGCGGTCGGGCGCTGGGGCGTGCTCGCGATCACCGGGATGGTGATCGCTCCGAGCGGCGCCACAGGGGCCGCGTTGCTCTCGTGGCAGACATCACCGGCGGCCATAGGTGTTACGCCGGCCACCGGGGCGACGGGTGCATCGGGAGCGACAGGCGCAGCCACGCCTGGCTACGTGGTGGCTGTGGAGCCAATCGCGGCCGGCAAGCTCGGCCGCACCGCGGTTGCCGGCGTGGTGCAGGCAAAGGTGGACGTCAGCGACGCGAGCCACGGATTCGCCACGCCGAAAACGGGGAGCACGGACGTTTTCATATCGGCCACCTCCGGGCCGTTCAAAATCCTTTGGAAACAGGGAACCGGCAGCGGGCAGTGGGCGTTGCTACGCATTGGCGACGGTGCGGGGGCGACATCATCCGGCGGGCCGATCAAGAAAGGCACATTCGCCGGGCCGTGGAACAAGAACGCTACCAACACGGTGACTTCTGGCGGCACAACGTACACCGTCACCAACATCGGCGTGCCGATCGGCACTACAGTCAGCGGTCAAAACTGCTTGTTCACGCAGATCGGCGAAGAGTATCAACTCGTCTACGCCGACACTGCGCAGATCATTCGTGGCACGTTTGACGCGCCGTGGGTAAAGGACACGACAACTTCCGTTACCGCCACAGACGGCCAGACATACACGGCATACAATCCATACGGAACTGCGTTTAGAAACGGAACTCTCCCCGACTACGAGCGGGACATTCGCCGGTGCGCGATCGCTTATATAGGCACTCAGTGGGTGGTTGTTGATGCGGAGTGCCTCGCCTAATGTTTATTTTCCAGAATTGCTCCTGCTGCAAATCATGGTGCAGCGAATGCGTTGCAGACTACAAGCCTCCCGACACGGTGAGCCTCAGTATCTACACCGGTACTCCATATTGTCCCGGCGTACCTTCTGGTGTTACAGACGCAATTAAGTCGGCGGTAGAGATGACATTGACGCTGCCGCTTGTGAACAAACACGGGTACGATTTCGGCTACGACAAAACAACTCGGGCTGGGAATATATCCTACTACCTTGAGTTTACGCCGACGGGATCAAATCACCTTTTTCGCGCTTCGGTTGTTGTGCCGTGCAACGGGTTGCCGCGCGTTGGCTGGGATGATTTTCAGGGGTGGGGAGACACGACGGCTTGGACGTTGACGGGGCAGCCTGACTACGTTTTGTATTTAGCAGGATGGGGAAAAAGGACAAACTCTGTCGGAGCGGATTTCAATAACACGGAAGGGAGCGGTGAGTCTTCGCCGGTTCTGCATCAAGCAGCAATCTGTAGTCCTCCGCTGCTGGAGACAACGAAAACATATTGGTACGGGATGGAATCCTATCCAGAAGGATCCTATGTGGCGAGCGTGAAGAAAATATCAACGGGAGCCGTCAGCAACGTCTATTTCCCGGATGGGGCAAGCGGCAGCGTGGTCTATTCCTCAGCCTATTGCATGATGAAAGTTGTCATCGGCCCGAGCACGCCTCCTCCCCCAAAATCAACAGCATGACTCTCTGTAAGTTTGAAACCGTTGAGCCCAATTCTTACCGCTGCACAGTCTGCGGCAGCGTGGTAATTTCTCACACGCCAAATATCTACGCGCCGTGCAAAGAGCAACCGATCGGCCTCGGCGATTGGGTGAAAGCCGGTCTGGAGTTTGTTGGCATCACGCAGGAGCGTGTGGCGGCCGTGCTTGGCAGCTGCGGCGGGTGCCATCAGCGGCAAGAGTTCCTAAATGAAGCCGGCCGAGCCATCGGAATCGGCCTCCCCCCAGATTCCCCAGAGCCCCCGCCGGTTTGACTGGCTCACCCGCCCCGCTACATTCACTGCCCTCGGAGGCCATCGCGTGGCAAACATGGTGGTATGGATCGCTGGTGCGAAATGGAAAATACGGCACTGCAAAGTGCCAGCGACGATCCACGGGGATTGCAACTACGAGCGGCGAACAATTCGCATCTCAGACAAGCTCGCCGGCGAGGATCGATTGAACACGCTGATCCATGAAGTCGTTCACGCCCGATTCCCTGATCTCGCTGAGGATCCCGTGAGCGAGTTCGCCGACACGCTCGCGGCCATCGTCCATCACGCCGGATTCCGCTCTGAGGAGGAGGAAGAGAATGGCTGATCCGATCACCAAAGTCTGCCGGGAGCTCTGCCGCAAGTTTCCGCATCACCCGGCTCGGGCGATCGCTCGCAAGCTCGTGGAGCGAACCAACGGAGCGATTACGCTCGACGGAGCACGCTCCCGCGTTCGGTATCAGTTTGGGCAATGCGGCGCCAAGAAAAAGAATCGCACCGGCGCCGTGGCCAAACGGCCAGCTCGAGCACCAGGCCAAGGCATCGATCTACCGCCGACGCTCGCGGAGCCGTGGGTGGTTCACGATTTTGGCGTTGTCGGAGTTGTCGGCGTGATCTCTGATCTTCACGTGCCGTATCACAGCGAGATCGCCGTGAAGGCCGCGGTTGAGCTGATGCAGGACAGGGAGATCGCGGGCCTCTTGATCAATGGCGATTTCTGCGATTTCTACGCAATCAGCCGCTTCGACAAGGATCCCGCCAAGAGGGATTTTAAGGCCGAGCTTTCCGCAATCCGCGAGGTGCTCGGCTCTCTCCGTGCCGCGTTTCCCGATATTCCGATCGTATTGAAATCCGGAAATCATGAAGAGCGTTGGAGCGCGTGGCTGTGGCAGCACGCTCCGGAAATCTCCGACATGCCGGAGATGGGCCTCGATCGCTGGCTCCACCTCGACAAGCACCAGATCACGCTGGTGGAAGACAAACGAATCGTGATGCTCGGCCAACTGCCGGTGCTCCACGGCCACGAAAAAGGGAAGGGAATCAGCTCCCCGGTGAATCAGGCCCGCGGCGCCTTCCTCCGCCTCAATCACACCGTGCTCGAAGGCCACGGCCACCGCACCAGCGGGCACTGCGAGCCGGATATGTTCGGCCGCGAAGTCTTCTGCTGGAGCACCGGGTGCCTCTGCGAGCTGCACCCGGCCTACGCTCCGATCAACAAGATGAACCACGGTTTCGCGCTTGTGGACGTCCAGGCGGATGGCGAATTCGACGTTACCAATCTCCGCATCACCGCTGAAGGAAAGGTGCGTCAATCGTGAAACCTTGGGTGTACATCGCATCGCCGTATACCAAAGGCGATCAGGCGTTGAACGTCAAAGCGCAGCTGCGGATGTGGGACAATCTGCTCTCTCTCGGCGTGGTGCCGATCGCTCCGCTCTGGAGCCATTTCCAGCACCTCACTCACCCGCGGCGGTATCAGGATTGGATTGATTATGACAACGAGATCATCACCCGCTGCGACGTTTGCCTGAGAATGGCCGCGGCTGTCGGCGTCCACGGTGGAGGGTGCTACTACCAGAACGAATCGCTCGGAGCAGATGATGAAGTCGCATTTTTTCTCCGGCTTGGCAAGCCGGTGGTTTACTCACTCACGGAGTTGGAAGCATGGCTGGCGAATCGATAACGGCGGATTACATTCTTCAAGGCGCGGCGGAGCTTGAGCAGGGGGCGAGCTTCCGGCGGAATGCCGGCTCGCCGGAGTTCCATGCGGTGCTCGCTGAGATCGCTGAGCTGCACGATCGGAAGAGCCAAGACTACGGCGATGACGTTGACGCGTTGGCGAACATCCGTAACGGCGCCGATATGGTTGGCATTGCTGCGTGGAAAGGGTGCCTGCTCCGCATCGCCGACAAGATGCAGCGGCTCCGCTCTGTCTGCCGCACCGGCCACTGCGAATTCGACGGAATTGAGGACACGCTCAAGGATATTTGCGCCTACTCCGCCATAGCTCTCGTTGTCTATCGCGAGCAGCACGGCCACACCCCCTCCCGGCCTGAGCCGAAATCGGAATAGGGTGAAGGCGTGATCGCTCGCTCCCACTGGCGGCGCGGATCGGACGGACAGGAAATAGTACCTGCCTCGGGCGAGGTGCTAACGCTGTTTGATTCCGTTAAGAAGCACGAATCGTGGGGCAAGATCACGAGCCGGCCGGCATATTCGCAGCGAGAGCTCGAATGGCTGGCGTTCAAGTTGGGCGCAACGGTGGCGGCGGTGAAACAAGCGATAGCACAGGGGCTCCTCAGATGACGCCAGAGCAACTCACCGCAGCCGTCGAGAGCTTCATCGCCGATGCGAAGGCAAAGGCCGCTGGCGGCCTCACGGTGGCGGAGTTTGGCTCTCTGGTGATTGCCTTGCTCCGCCTGGCGGTTGCCGGCCTCGACACGATGGCCGGTGACGGCACCGATAAAAAGGCATGGGCCGTGCAGATGATCGGCGTGCTCTTCGACGCCGTCGCTTTCGCGTGCGTGCCGTGGGCCGCGACTCCCGCCTGGCTG